ATCAACTTTCCTCAAGCTTAAGTCCGAAGTTTGTACTGAAGTTCCCCGTCAACGCCCCACATCCGCCTGGTTCGCTGGGGAATCAGGAATTGGCAAGTCCTTTGCCCAAGAGGAACTTCCTAAAGCCCTCTTTTCTTATCTCCAGAAGTATCACGAGGATGCCTTTACTGACATTCACTCTGCTAAATGGTCCGATTCCCTAGTCCACACACGTCGTTTTGAAAACGAATTCTGGGAAGGATACCATGAAGGTCACTGGGCCGTAAAAATGGATGATATCTTTCAGTCCTATAAGCCAGAAGATCGCGGCCTCGAAGCCCTTTCCGTTATAAGCATTGTCAATGACGCGCCCTACCCACTCCATATGGCCGCAATTGAAAGCAAAGCATCCACTTATTTCCAGTCCAAACTCTTCATTATGTCCTCCAACCTAGCTGAAAAAGATCTCGTCAATATAGGCATTTCGCACCCACCCGCCTTTTCTCGACGCCGAGATTTTATCATCAATGTACACCCTCACCCCACAGTTAAGAAAGACCCATACGTAGCAAATACCCTCCAGGCTTTTGCCAGTATGCGTTTCTTAGTTTCACAACTCGACCCCAGTTCCAATACTTTTTCTGCTCCTTCCGTTTACGATGGAGTATCCGGATGGCTTCACTTAATTAAAGATGTAGCCCAGCGCTACATGTTTTACCATGACACTATGAAAAGAAAAGCACTTCCAATCGAATATTCATTCGATGACAACATTCCTCCTTCCAATTACCGTTATGCCTCCACACCTAAGTCTCAAGTTTACCCGTCCTCACTTCAATCATCTATTCGTTTAGACACATCTCCCCCTGTTCTACCTAAGAAACCCAAAGAAGAAATTCTTCGGGAAGTATTAACTACCACACTCTCTACATTTCCTTTACACCCACCGCCACCTTATAGCCTAATTGAAACCACTCAATTAGGAACAACCACAACAACAACCACTTCAGCAATCGGCGTTGGATTTTCTTACGAAGATTCCGACGAAGGTTCAGACGTCGATCGTAATCAAGATGAACAAGATAGTGATGAAGATCGATTCACAGACCTCTCTCCCCTTCCCCCCTCAAAAATTACCGCAGAAGCACATATGTTCGAACGTATGAAGACAATAGCTAAAAGTACCGTCACCACCGCCGCCAAGATCGGTCGTACTATAGCTGAATATACCATGCCTATTCCATACATAATTACTTCTGAAGCACTCGCCCCTGTTCCCTCACTCAGTCTTATTAAAACAGTTGTTGATCCATTTCATCCACTCATCGTACCCGATACTTTTATGGAGTATCGAGTAAAACACCAAATCGACAATGTTCCGACTAATACAGATTGGGTTTTTAAATTCACTCCACGTCCTGATCCCGAAAATGTACCCGATTGTACCGCAACTTGGAAACAAGCAATCAAATCTGTCCTCAACATTCCATTGCTCCCCACTTACACCCAGTATTTTTTCGCTTTCGAAAAGATTACTCGATCTAACGCCTCACATAACTTTTATTACGGTGTTCCCACTTGGAATTTCTTAGGAAATTCAGTCAACATCCATCCGGTCTTAGCACTCATGACCCGACAAGCCTCACTTACCGAAGTATCGATTCTACAGGATGGAAATCCTTATAATCAGCTTCGCCTTCACTACGTTACTCATCTTGCCGATTATCCGCCTACACTTATTAGTGACATTATGGCTAAAACCACGTACACCCCACTCGTCCGTAGCGTTCTCGAAAAACGCTACATTCCGTTCCACCTTATTGATGATTTCCGAGATCTTCGTCAGGATCTCGCCAATGTTCACGTCCCCATACGCACCGACTGGGATTATTGGTTTCACGAATCCCCCCCACAACCTACAATAGCCCCAGTCATAGCCACTCGCGTAGCCGCTCGACTTGGCCTCGTCACTTCACTTTTTGCCACCATTATCGCCACTATCACAATTTACTCTGCAATAACCTGGCTTCTTTTTTCAATTATCTCCTTCATAGTCAATTTCGCCGCACGCATGCTTGGTTTAACCAAGAAAGCCGCCAAAATGACCTCTCCCGCACACTCCGATGATAAATTTCAGAAGCAAGCCCAGAAATTATTCGCAAAAGGTAAACCAATGATCCGCCACTCTGCCGACCCTGTTCCCGACCCCCCACTTACAGCAGAAGCTCAC